AGCAGCCTTGAGACGCGGTATTCGACGACCGGTCCGGGATGCAGCCGGCCCTCGTTGAAGAGGCGCGCCTCGACGGCTTTTGCAATCGCCGAGTCCTCATCGCGCCCCGCCGGATCAAACCATGCATGCTCCCGTGACCACGCCGCCGCACGGTTGGCGATGACGGGGTCAGCCACGGGTTGGGTGGTGGCCTGATGACGCGCCTGGGCAGTCTGTAGCGTGTGCTGCTTGGTACCGCGTAGCTGTTGCAAACCGTCGCGCAGCTGGTCACGCACGCGCAACGCTTCAACTGCTGCTCCCGTGTCGCCGGCCTGCAAGGACTGCTGCAACAGGCTCTCAGCTTCGCGGACATCGCTTTCTGCCTGCGAAATGCGCGAGTCGATCTGCAACACGTCGCTTTGCGTCTGGCGCGACTCCACCGCCGCCATGCGCTGGGAGTAGGCGCGCTCGAGCTGCTCATTCCGGGTTCGTAGGAGAGCCAACTCGCGCTGGTCGCGCTCGTGCTTTTCGCGTTTCTTGCGGCGGCGTTTTTGCTCGCGAGTGAGGGGTTGGCCTTCCCCTTCGGCATCCTCTTCGGAGTGCCCGGTACGCTCGTCTGCATCCGCATGGCGGCCTGCGGGCTCGTCTGCGTCATCGCCTTCAGGGTAGGCGTAGTCCTCCCCAGCGCCCTCATTGACCGGCTCAGCGGGAGCATCGTCTTCATCCGCCCCAGGGCCGACGATGACGAGCTGATCCTCTTTAGTGCTTGGTTTTTCTGCCATGTATAGCTGGGACCGGGTCATCATCGCGACGAGCCGGCCCACCTTCTGTCGTCCTCAGATGTACGCCACCATATCCAACACCTTGTCAGCAGGGATGTGCCCCTTCATGACCAGATCATCGAATAACACAAACAACGCCTTACCATCCTCGATTTCCGGCACGTCGACCCACCAGCGATCACCGCCGTACTTGGGCACGCGCACGTAATCCCCAATACCGCACCATGCACCTTCGGGCCATGGCTTTAACGTCTCACGATTGCAGAAAGCCACCGGCCCCAGTGCGCGCACCTTGGCGACCTGCATGTTCCACAGGTCAGTTTCGCGCGACTCCTCGGGTAGATACAGACCGCCCTTGGTACGTTTCTTCGGCGTGCGGATCTGCACCAACACGTCCGTACCGAATGGGATCAACCCAGGATCTGCGAGCGGGAAAGCCTCTTCGAGCGAGTCGTACTGAATCGTGGACTTGGCAAACTTGGCAACCGCTACGTGCTCGAGCTGCTCAGTGGAGACCTCCCGGTTTACGGGGACTCCGAACCCTTCGCGCTTCTCACGCCTTGCCGCGCCGCTGTTTTGCGTCATCCTCGTGCTTCTCTTTCGCCGATTCGTCCAACACCCGATGCAACAGGGTCTCAGCCAACCGCAACCCCTCCAAGCGTCCGACGGCTTTCCCATACCCAAAAGCGTTCTTATCGCTCTCGGGAATGTTGCTCAAGCTGTCGACGGCGATTTGGGCTCGCAGCGTCTCTAACTCACCGATGTATCGGTCTACGACGGCCACGACAGTAATTACTCGATGGAAAAAGTCAAGCCCTAGATACGGTTACGGGTGGCACCCGTACTGTGCGAGCTGTCTCCGGTCTGGTGGTGCTTACCGCCCCCGCCGTCCGTCTCGATACTTTCGGTGTAGGTGTCTTCCACGTGCTCATCGGTATTTTTTCCTGCATGAACAAGGGAGTGGATACCGTCTCCGGTATGCCCACTGTGCCCCGCGCCCGGGTGGGTGTGGTGCTCATGAGGCTCTTTGTGCCCGTGCTTGCCGTGGCCGTGGTGTTCGCTGCGCTCGTGCTTCATGTGTCCGCCTTTGGAGTGATGTACCGATCCGCCTTTTGCATACCCTTCAGCGTGCCCGGTCTGCGCGAGCTGTTGGTGCTTGTTGACGGGTCCGCCGTATTCTTTCGCCATGGGTGCTACCTCGCGCGAGATGGGTGTCCCGCGCGAGCGTAGCCGCTTCAATCGCAGAAAGCTATTTGTCATCCCCGAGCACGTGCCGAAGCGCCCACATGGATGCCTGCTCCATGTTGGTAATGGCAAGGGACAGTTCGCGACTCTTACCGATCTGGTTGCACAAGGTGATGAAGTCAGCTTCTAGCGACTGCAGCGCCGACAACTGCGCCTCTTGCTCGCGAGACAGCGGCCTACGTGGGTTGCGCGTCTCCTCGCCGCTCAAAGTAACTTCTCGATGCGAGCGCCGACCTTCTTCAGCCACGAAGTGACTACTCCGTGCTCCGCTGCGCGGCTGTAGGGGGCGATCGTGTGAACGACTTTCTCCAGCTCCGTCACTCGCTCTTCGAGCGAAGGCTTGGCATCCACGGGGGCAGCCTCTTTAGAGTCTTTCGAATCAAACTTCTGTGCGCCCTCGGCCACGTGGTCGTTATCCACCGGTTGTGGCTGCTGTACGGGCTTCTGCTGCGGGTTGGGGGTCTGCGCCGCAGGCTTCTGGGTAGCGGGCTGTGTTGGATTCGGTTTCTGTTGCTCAGGCATGTGTAGCTCCTCGTAGATAGTAGACCATTTACGGTTGTAGTAACTCTGTAGCGGATGGGTCACTGCGGACCCGCTCGGCCCGCAATTCCAGTGCCGGTAGAAAGATCAGTCGAGTGCCCGGTTTCGATCTTCTCCGCGGATATGTTCAGCGCGGTGACGTTATCTGCAGTATTGATGCGCTCGCGCGAGGCCATCTCCTCTTCGGCCCGCTGAGTATCCCCTTGCTGCTCCAAGATAGTCTGCTGCATTTTGGCCTGCGCATCTGCCTGCTTCGCCTGCTGATCTTGCTGGCCTTTAGCCTGTATCGCCTGCACTTTACCTTGATTGTTGGCATTCGCCACAGCGAGCGCTGCCTGACTCGGGTCTTGCGGAGGCGGCGGCATGAGTGTGTGTAGCAGCTGCTGTGCCTGTTGGATAGCAGGCGGAATTTTAGCCAACACCTTCTGCGCAGCCCCCATGACGTGGTGCGAAGCTTCGGCTAAAAATGCGTCCATCTCCTTACCCGTCTCAGGATCTTTGAACGCGGTGAGCTTGCCCAAGTCTTGCGGCTTACCCGTAGCTTTCGTCGCCGCATCTGAGCCGATGTGCACAGTCTGCGTGAGATACCAGTACGCGAGGTGCTCAACGAGGTGCTGCAGCGCTGCAGGGATGTACTTGGGAGCAATGATAGTCAACATCCCAAAAAATGGGCTCAGCATGTAATCCAACAACACTTGGATGTGCGCCAAGTGGTCCTGCTCGGGCATCGCGACTACCGGGCGGCCGAGCGTCATCGCAACGTTTTCATTGACTGCATTCAGCTCCTGCGCTTGCGGCTCGGGCTTTAGAAGGTCAACCGCGTTCGGAATCTTGGTACGCTCCAAGATGAGCGTCTCGACTTTGCGCGCATCGTACAGTTCAGGGTGTAAGTCCGCTCGTTGCTGGATGATTTGCAGCTGAGCGAAGCGTTGAACATCCGAGAAAACCTGCGGATCAGATACGGGTACGACATCAACAGGGCCTTCGTAGTCTGCACGATACGCCAGCATTTCACCCGTATCATCGAGGATCTCCTCATCCGTGATGTACATCCGGTTGATGCGGTGGAGGATACCAATCAGCCGGTCCATCGCGCTGTGCAGCCGCATGTGGATTGCGGACAGCACTTTGAGACCCTGCTCGATTAGCGCTAAGGTCGTACCGACCGGCATGTTTGGAGAGCCGTCTTCCGACAGATTCTCAAACGTCGTGCGCACGAGCGCCTCACCCTGCTCCGTGCACCATCCCAGGAGCTGGTACAGCATGGCTGAGGGGGGGTTAAACGGGACTGCCATCAGAACCTTGCGGATGTCCTGATCACCTACCGCAGCGCCTTCTATCTCCGTAACGCCGCAGACATTGAGATTTAGAGTCTGGCCGGACGATGCCGCCCCTTTGAGGCGTAGCAAGGTGGGTAGGTTATTGACGTGAGCAGTATCTAACAACGCCCGGAGCGAGCCGGTGCTAGCTCCAGAAAGAGAGCCTGCATAGTGGATGAGTCCGACCGACTGCGCCCCGCGCCACGGCAAGCACTCGAAGTCCACGAGCCAGCACAGGTTCTCGCATTTCTCATCGTCTTTGTCCCAGTTGCGCACCACGCGCAAGCACTCGCGGGCCATGGGGTCGACTTCGATGAGGTACGGTCGGGCGCCTTGTCGCGCCATGACGGACTCCGGATCGGAGTTGCGCCGATCCCCGGCCACGCGCAGCTGGTCAGTATCTTCCAGCTCTGCCAACACCTCGACTACATAGATGGTTCGCAGGCCGTCTTGGTTGGCAACGCTAACGGCGCTCTTACCCTGCACCTTGTTGGTCGTCTGCTCGGCCCGCGTGCCTTCGGGCAGCTGTGAGGGCGCAATGAGCGAGACTTTCTCGTAGTAGCCTTGCCGGATGCGCGATTCCAGCTCGTGTTGGGTAATCGAGTCTTCCAATGTGCGCCGCTCGGCGGAGTAGAAATCCGCCGCGGCATCCGGAATCCACACCTTGTCGATCGGCCAGAAGGTCGGTACCGGACGGCATTTGTCCGAGTCGTATATGAGGCGCATGTACTGCGAGCCAGCGGGCAGCTGCTGTGAAAGGAGCTTCTCCAGCTGCGAACGAAATTCTGGCATTTGTTTGCGAAACTGCCAGTTCATGTGCGCGCTCTTGCGATCGGCTTTCTCGATGCGCTCGGGCGTACTCTTGCCCGGTATCCACTCCTTCACCGGCCCGTTGGGCGGCATCAGCTCGCCGATGGTGTGCGACTGGTAATACAGGATCGCTTTGGAAAGCATGGGGTGAGTTGCTTTCGAAGCCCCATCGAATGCAGGCGGGCTGACATCCTCGCCAGCGAGCCCCGTGCGCTTTATCCCCTCGTCATACTGCGCATCGCGATCCTGACGAGATTTCTTATCGTACTCGATGCGCTCCAACAACTCGGCCGTAAACTGCGACAGCTGCGCGCTGTCCAACCGGTTCACGAGGTTGTCGTAGAAATCATCCTCACTGGCTGGGGTATCGTCGTCTTCATCGTCGTCCGTTTTGACGATCGCGCCGCCATCATCCGTATCCGTGACGCCGGGGGAGGACTCGTTGGGCTCACCGTCTGAAGGGTACGGTGACTCGTCTTCATCGTCTAATGGCACGCTTGACTCCCGTCAATCGCAAAAAATGATTACGTTATAGCTTGGTCGACGGTCTGTTTAATTTCCGGCATCCAAGCTTCGTACTGATCGTGAAACTCTTTATCCGTACAAGGGTAGATCTCATCGTCGCCAAGGATGAGCCATTGACCACGCATCACGCGCACTGGTCCGTGCTTCGTGTGGGCGTAGAGTCCTAAATGACTCGACTCGCTGAGTAGGTTGTTAGTTGCCCACTCCGGCCACTCGCTTCGCGGTTGCCCCGTCCACTGAAACGCTTCGATTATCCTAACTTTAGTTCTGTATGTCATACGCGGATCATCATCCCAGGTTTGAGTACGGAGTCCCTCACCGCAGGCGCACGAGGGTCTCCATTGGCATCGCGCACCTGACGCACTGTCACCGCTACGATGTAGAGTTTATCGTTCGCAAAGTCGACCTCGGTGCTGATACCCAAATCGAGCAAGTAGGCTCGCAGGTCCTGCAGCGTCACGCGTCTATCCATCATAGGGGTTTCTTCGCTTCTGCTGTTTCAACCGCTCGGTGGCTTCGCGCGTTGCCTTGGCAGGATCTGAGCGCACTGTCAAGCGAATATTGAACCGCTGCATGACGAAAAGCAAAGCTTGGGTAGCGGTGTCGAGCAGGTCGTCGTGCGCTAGGGAGCCCTCACCGACGTACGTGCACAACTGGGTGATTACCCCCTCTGCCCAGTCGCGCGGCTCCCCTGGGCGCTTGAGGGACTCTACAGCCCACACCCTGCCGTGGGGGAAGAGAGGCGAGGCGCCATGGAGGCGGGACAGCTTGTCCATTTGCGTCTGGAACGGGACAGTTAGCACCCCTTCGGCCGCCAGCATCTGGATGAGCGAGCGTCCCGAGACCTTGTCCTCGATCAAGATGAGGTCGATCGGCCGGCCCTGGTGCCGCGGGCGCTGTGCACGGCTGATGAGTGCCGGTCGCAGGATCGGCTCCTCGTGGTCTCCGTAAGTGAACGTGCGCTCGTGCTTCACGCGGCGAATCAACTCGGGGAATCCTAGGTGCTCCTCCCACGCATCGAGCAACATGATGTGGTCGCGCCGCTCGTGCTCAAACAACCCCCACACGGTGCAGGCGGTTGGATCGCCGGTTTGATCCTTTTTGTTCCACGACTCCTCGGTCATCGCCGTGTCGAGCGACATCAACACGAAGCGAAACTTGGGTAGCGGCTTTTTCGCAGGCCACAAGCGAATGTCGGAGCGTTTGACAAAGCCGGCTTC